CTGTTCATAATCATGGAGGAGCAGGATTTTCTGCAGTGATGTATGTTGAATTTAATCCTGAAGTTCATGAATCTACAGTGCTCTATAGTCCATATGGAAATCCTTTTACTGGTGCTTTGATGTCATATAGACCTGATGTAAAGGAAGGTGATATTATATTTTTTCCATCATCATTCCTACATGAAGCACGACCTAATGAATCTGATGAGGTCAGAACTATCATCTCATTCAATATGTTTGATACTCAATTGTTATTTGCTAAAAAACATGAATTGTTTGGTGATGCAGCAGATGAAGCAGTAAAGAGAATTGCTGAGAGAGCATACGATCATACCCCAAACTACGATAAATAAAGAAAAACTCAAAACGAAATGAGCACCATTGACGGCATTATTAATGAACCTACCGTAAATTTCGTCGGTAAAGATGGATTTTTCTGGTGGGTTGGTGAGGTTGAAAGTAATAAAGACCCGATGACTCTAGGACGAGTTAAAGTCCGAGTTTTAGGGTATTATACTAATGTGAGAGGAGAAACTACCTCTAATCTGCCTACGGATGATCTTCCTTGGGCGACTGTGTTACAACACACATGTCAACCAGGTAATGATAACCAAGGTGAAAGTTCTGGACAGTTGCAACCAGGTGCAATTGTTATGGGATTCTTTATGGATGGTGAGAATGCTCAGATGCCAATTGTTATTGGTGTTCTGCGTGTTAAGAAATCTTCTGAGACTAGAGATGAGAAGACTTTTGCTTTTACTGGTGAAGCAATGGAACCTGGTGTTGCACCTAATCCTGCAACTACACACCCTATGAATCCTAATGCCACCATGGCAACTACAAAGGAAACAGGGTATAGAAGACCATCAGATGATAATACTGTTGCGTTACCTAACAATCCCAAATCGGATGTTGGTGGTAAATCATCTCCTAACAATGTCTCAACTAAACTAGCTGGTAGTTCGGGCAATCCTGGAAAACCTAGACAACCAAAGGACCCAATTCCTGCTGCAAATGGTGTTGGTGGTCCTTGGAAAACATTGGAATATAAACTAGGATATCTCTTAGAAGATCTTGCTGATCATGCAGGATCATTAATGAAAGCAGAAGATGGTGACTACTTAGATATTGTCACTGGTAAACTTGTCTCTGCTAAAGCACTGACTGCAAAACTTCAAAACTTTTTAAGTGCAGTATTTACTCAGGTTGTTTCTGCTGTTAGGGCGCAAATATCTGCCCTTACAGAATCTTTGAACCTAGTTGAAATTCTTGGTGGTGCTACTGGCGTTCCAATGTTAGTTTTTGGTATTATTCAGACAGCAGTAGCAGCACTTCTTAAGGCACTTTGCATGGAAGACTCTAAGTTGATGCAATTTGTTCAGTCACCTGTCAATACAATTTTAGGTCTTCTTGATGGTCTTCTTGATGGTTTGATTGATAAGGCAGCATTTGTTCTTCAAGGTGTTCAGGGCGCTATTGATGGTGTTGTATGTGAAGTTCAGGCAATGCTTGATAGACTTCTACAAGTTGTTGATACTGTAAAGACTATTGTTGATAGCGTACAGCAAGCAAAAGAAATCATTGAGGCATGGCAATCTGCTAGTGGTATTTTTGAAGAGGGAACTGATCTTTTCAAGAAAGGTATTACCAGTCTTACTGGATTGATTGCACTGTTCATCAAATTTGCTAGTGGGGGTTGTAATCGAACACCTGATGGTGGTGTGGATACAGTTGGTTGGTATCCTTTATTTGGTATCACTCATTGTACTCCAGAAGAATTGGAGGAAATTAATAAAATTAGAGGTAAGAGTAGATCTGAATGTGGTGAGGATGGACCAGGTAGTCTCTTAGATAGTGTTTTTAAAGAAACTAGTCCTTACTTAACTGCTGCTAAAACATTCATCGATGGTTCATATGAGATGTATGTTGGAACACCTGGTAGAACTGCAAGTGTGCAAAAAGCTGCTAGTGGTACAACACGACATTCATATAATCTCAATCAGAATCAGTATGCTGAATATGTTGCTAGAAAAACAATTGCAGAAAAACATCCTAATGCAACCCCAGAAGAAATTGAAAAAAAGGTTGCATCATATTCTAAATCTCAAAACAAATCAGGAGGCAAAGGTCAAGGTGATAACGGTTCCTTAATTGCTGATCATACTTCATATGCTGGTAATTATACAGAAGAAACTCATGGTGATAACTGTAGAACCATTGATGGTGATAATGCAATTAATATTGAGGGAGACTACTTCTTAAAGATTACTGGTGATTGTCACATTGAAGTTGGTGGAGGATTCTTCTTTGGTGCTGAAGGTGCCCCTAAAATTGTTGATAATAAAGGAGAGAGTAAGAATACTAAAATTCAGAAACATACAGTCAGATTTGGTTCTGACGTTGATATCTCAACTGTTGGTGCTGCTCTCGCAATTCAAGGTTCTGAGTTTAATGTTGGATCTGTTTCTTCTAAATTTACTAGTAGTATTTTTGAAGCAAGTTCTGGAAGTGTTAACATATCGGGAGGAGAGACAATCATCAGTGGTGACAACTCAATTGAACTTGTTACACCACACTTAGTTGAGATGATTAACTTTCCACCATCAGGACTTCAACTTGGTTTGTCGGGTATTCGTAGATTTGTTGGTGGTTCAGTAGAAACTGTAATGAAACCTGCTAGTATTGGTGCAGATACAATTCCCAGATATACTATTGTTAATCCTGCTGGTCCTTACTCACTTACATGTGGTGCTACAGGATACAACTGCAATGTCACTACGGGTGCATATAACGTCAATGTTGTTGCTGGTTTGATCTATATGCAAGCGAGTGCTGCTGCTACCCTTGCGGCGGGTGGAGCAATGCTGCTCAGTGCTCCTGCAGGCGTCGTTACGGTTATTGGACTATCGATCTTCCTGAATTGACTTGACAGGTGCCTAGCAGTCTGCTATACTACATAGGTACAGAAGAGACATTCATGGATTCCCTCGCACACATCTTCATTAACTTCTCTAAACGCAAGATGACTCTTGTCGATGATGAAGGATATGAGAAAGAAGTTCGATGGAATTTTAACACTACAGGTGCCAATGGTTTCTCTGAAACAATCTCTGAAATACAAGAGATTGTTGATAACGACTTGATTACTTATTGCTTTGCTGTAAAATGATTGGACCTATTGGAATTACTCTGCAAGAAGCAGAGGATCATTTTGACTTCTTGGTTGATCTTACTGACAGATCTCGTATCTGTTGGAAAATTACTCGTGAAGATGGTAAGTCTGTCTTGATGGTTCCTGTTAATGAAGTCGCTCCTGTACCTGAAGAACTTCAGGATGAGGTTGAAGATTTTCGTAAAAAGTTTTTGGAAAAAGTAGGTGTCAATGAGACCTGAAACTCGTGAATCAATGGAAATGCTATTTGCTGCAAAGTGGAATCTTCCTAAAGCAGCAAAAAATTGCAATCTAACTGAAAAAGAAATGAAAATTACTTTTAACGAATATTGTCATTTTCATCCTCCCACTTGGGAAATTGGTAATAGTAAACAAATTGGAGTACTCTACACTGATGGGAGTGTGGCGGAATTGGTAGACGCACCAGACTTAAAATCTGTTGAGAATTAATCTCGTGGGGGTTCAAGTCCCCCTTCTCCTACTATGACACATTATCTCTTCCCTACTACCTTCTATTGGCAATTCAGAGCACCAAACGCTCAAGAATTTATTGACAAAATCAGTGCTACTGCTGTAGAAGAAAACATTGACAACTCTCCGTTCTCATGGGGAAAAGAATGTGTCATTGACCGTATTCCCTTGCCATGGGAAGATTGGTTGCCACTCGTTACACCTAGTCTTCAAATCCTAGGAAAAAAACTCGGCAAAAAATTTCAATTCTGGATGTATGATCCATGGATTAACTACTACAAACGAGGGGCATATCAAGAAGTTCATGATCATGTTGAACAAGACTTAGCATGTGTATTCTTTGCAAATCAAGGTGAAGGTTTTTCAGACTTTACTTTTATTGATAGATATAACGTAACTCTAGCACCTCAAGCAAAGAAACTAATTGATTACCATAATGTATGGGGCATTGATTATGAACCTGGAGATATAATTTTCTTTCCAGGAACATGTATGCATCAAGTAACACAGCATAAAAGTGATACAGTTAGAACAACATTTGCATGCAACTTCAACATCAAAGTTTCTAATGAGTAAGTACGATTTTGGAGGGTTAGAACAACACCCTGCCAATATTTTAAGATTGATAAGTGAACTTGAAGGAGCATATCAACTTTGTAAGTGGATGGGATTCAAAGAGGATATGGAGGTCCTTGACAAAATGAAGAAACCATACTATAGTATGTACTTCAAGAAGAAAAAAGAAGAACGTTACAAATAGAGGGAGTACCCAAAGACTCTGTGTAGAAAGAGCGCCCTCTCAATCCTCTTTAGCTCAGCGGTAGAGCGATTGACTGTTAATCAATTAGTCCCTGGTTCGATCCCAGGAAGGGGAGTGTCTTTTACAAACAAACTATTATACAAGATTCCTAGTAAGTTTCCAGAACTGCTTATAAGCAACATGGTAACTTATGTTGAAACACTACATTATCAAAATGCAAAAATTGCTAATGATGTAGAGGATAATGTAACTAGATCTACTAGTGTATCGTGGATACCTTGGGACGAATGGATCCCTGGTATCATGCACAACATGCTTATATGTGCCAATAAATCACATTTCAACTATGATCTGAATTACTTCCAAAGTAAGATTCAATCTACCATTTATTATGGTGAAACTAGTGATCATTATGATTGGCATGTTGACAATGATGACGCAAGTATCTGTGGAGATATGGAAAGAAAACTTTCTTGTTCTTTATTACTGAGTAGTCTTGATGAGTATGATGGTGGTGAATTTGAAATAGATTATCGACCTAACTTGAATACCAAGATCAAACCCAATAAGGGTGACTGTATTGTTTTTCCTGCATGGGTTCCACATAGAGTATTACCAGTAACTAAAGGCAGACGTATATCTCTAGTCGCATGGATGATGGGGCCGATGTTTAAATAGTGCAGCACTGGAGAACATAATGGGGATTTACGATACCATTCATTCATCATATGATTTGGGACCTGGTTTTTGGAATAGAGAATTGCAAACCAAAGATCTTGATGGATATATGTCATATAATTGGATCGATCCAAAGGGGCAACTATGGACAGTTGATCATAGTGGAACCTATGCCTTTGAAGATACTGGATCATTCAAGGTTGTGAAGAGTATAAATCATGGTAGAGTTACACCATACACCTTAACAAAACAAATAGAGTTGTATCCAGCACACTGGAATGCTCACTATGCACCTTGCCCAACGGCAATGGTTAGTTTTTTTGAAGGTATTGTTGAACAAGTATTATTTGCATCTAATCATTAATGGCATTTCTCGTACATCCAGTTCCACCTAATCCAGTATTTGTCAAGAAAGAATATCTGTATGATTTAAAAAAAGGTCATGGAGAGTTAACACCTGGTATTTGGATTTCTGTTAAAAGTGTTCAAACTAAAGCATTATATTTTGAAACTCTTCTTACTGAATATGGAGCATTATTTGATAAATTGCCTTTAAGTGCATTTGTTTGGAAAAAAGATTTTAATCCAGAAGATCAACTTCCTTTAGATGTACTTGAACTTTGGGACTGTTTCGACTATAATATCACTGTAGTTCGCAAACCTCTTCTGGGACGATGTGAATTCTTTGGTAAAGATAAAAAAATGCACCCTGGTGAATATGAATTTACAATTGATAGTGCTCATCCAGATCATTCTATTATCGATACTAATTTCTCTGAGTTGGACCCAGAGCACAAATCTTTTAATATTATCGCCCTTGATAATGGACAGTTTGCTGCACAACCAAACAATAGGGTTATCTGGAGAGATAACTCATTAATTCCAGGAACACTTAAACAACCCGATTTTAAAGTTTGCTCACAAAATTATGCAGTCGAAACAGAATCTAAATGGTGGACAGTCGGACACACCGAAGAATGGAGTTACAAAACCGAAGATGGTGCCTGATGATATTGTTGTTAACATGGACGGAGGTGTAGGTGGTTCTTGGTCAGTACAAAAAACAGAACCAGAAGATATCATCAATCAGATTCGTAAGTTAGAATCTGAAGCACCTGATTATGGTATTGGTAAATGATAAACCCTGATCTCAAAGGTCATAGTTTTAACGAACCTTTTCCTATATTATTGATTGAAAATGTTTTCTCGCCAGATCAGTTAGATGTTATTTGGAAAGAACTAGATTATTACTGTGCTAATGATATTCTCTTAGCACCTGAAGATACTGGTGGTGCCTATAAAAAAGGTAAATACGTCAAACAAAATTCTGGATTGTTCTTAACTGATGCCTGGAAAGGAGCATCGTATTCGGCAATCAACAAACACATTTCTCCAATATTACAATCTTTTCCTCATGCTGATTGGGTACAAGATAACAAATACTTTGAAGAATTTCAATTCAATAAAGTTAGTGTATTAGTCTCTAATTATACAGATGGTGATTACTATGACGCACATAGAGATCTATCGTTAGCAACATGTTGTCTTTGGTTATATAAAGAACCAAAACAATTTGCAGGTGGAGAGTTTAGTTTCACTCAGTATGATTTAGAAATAGAGTGTAAAAATAACTCAATGGTTATATTTCCTGGATTATATAAACATCAGGTATCTCCAGTTTCTGGTGTAAAAAATCCCATGGACGGTAGATTTTGTATATCATACTTTTTGTCGTGGATCGGCAATGAGAAATGATATAAATAGACAAGTAGCAAATAGTGTGATTATCTGTGGGAACTCGTAAAATTTCTCAGTTAGAGACAATCTCAGATGCTAACCTCTCGGGCGAAGCAATTCTCCCAGTTGTTGTTTCTGATCCTTTGATTCCTAACCGAAAGGCAAAAGTTAATCAGTTGTTTAAAGGTGTTACTTCGGGCACCAAGAATGATCCTGGTCTTTGTTTCGATTTGGATCGAGATACTGGGTTATATCAAAATGCATATGATCAATTAGGCGTAGCATTTGGTGATGGCGGTTTCTATATGACCCGCATTGACAATGGAAATAATAGCACATCATTGTATATGACTGCTACTGATGATGTTGCAAGTAATGCTGATATTGTATTTGCTCCAAAGGGCACAGGTGCTGTAAAGGTTACAGGTAACTTTGTTATTTCTGACCAAACTTTTATTCTTGAAGATTCGCAAGGACCTAAGGCAAGATTTGAAGTTTCTAATATTGGTACTGGTACTAACACTCGTATCTTCACCCTTCCCGCTATTACATCTGGTAACGGAACTACCGTTGTTGGTGATAACACTACGCAGACTTTAACTAATAAAACTCTTCTTATTGATGAGGATAATTTAGTTATTGTTGATGGTACTGAAGAAGCAATCTTCCAGATTAACTGGGTTGATACTGTTGGTGCAAGACGTTCTTACTTCTTACCTGACGCAGGTACAGTAACTACAACTAACGAACCTACTGCTACATCATCCACACTTCTTGACACTAAAGCAGAACAAACCGCGTTGAATAAGACGTTGGTTGACTTAAAACTTGCTACTGATGCTGAAGATGCTACAAACTGGGCACAGTTTAATACTGACGCAATCACAGCAAACAGAACAATCACTATGCCTGACACCAACATTACGTTGGTTGGTACAGATGCTACACAGATTTTATCCAACAAAACTATTCTCAGTTTGATTCTTGCAGATTCAACTGACAATACTAAGAAAGTAACATTTGATATTTCTAATCAAAATACACTTTCCAATCAGGTTTTCAAATTCCCTCCAACTAATTTACTAAATACTGGTAACTCCCCTAACGTTATTGTTAGTGAGGAAGCAACTCAGGATCTGAAGAATAAGTCTCTTTATGTTCCTTCAATTAAACAGGTTGGTAACACGGGCAGTGTCCAATTTAGTCTTGATAATATTTCAGGGAATAGAACAATCCGATTCCCTAATGCTAATGCGACACTTCTCTCTACTGACAACGTGACTTTAGATGATGTTAACTTCGGTGGTGGTATTGGTGCAAACAACCTATCAGGGCAAACTAGACTTCAACAATTCTTTTACGCAGGATTCTAATTAACAATGGCAGATCAAGGACTTTTAGGACAAGCAAAACCAGCGGGAACAACTAATACAGTCCTGTATAGTGCTCCTGCAGATCAATCCGCTTCCGCAGTATTAACTATTGCCAATGATGGCACTGGTGCAGCATATGATGTTGCGCTCAAAGATTATGATCAAAAACTTACTTTAGATGCATCCACATATAAACTTCACGAAGGTGATATTATTAGTGGTTACAGATTTACAGTAGGTACTCCAATTAGTAGTGGGTCAGGGTTTCAACCAGGACAACAATTTACTAGCACAGATGGTGAGAAGAAATTTAAATTTGAATCATTTTATATTCCAACCACTACATCTGTCTTTGTAAAAGATATTGCTATTAGACAGGTTACTCTCGAATCTATTACTGGCACTCCCGCAGTTGGTGATACTTTAACCAAGGGAGCAGGTAGCGACACTACAACTGCCACAGTATATGCTTATAAGAACAATATTGTGCATATTGGACCATCCACTATTAATGGTTCTGGTGCAGAATTTGCTGATGGTGATTCTGTTACCTCTGGTAGTGCAACTGGAACTGTTTCTACTGGTGGTGTTGGATCTGCTCAGAATGAATTTGTGTTCTCAACCACCACCTCTGGTGGAACATATGATTTAGCACTTGATGGTGCCACTACACTGTTCTCTGATAGAACATATCGTTTTGATACATCTGATTCTTCTATGAGTGGTAGAGACTTTAGTCTTTCTACTACTGTTAATGGTCAGTGGGGTCCAGATAATACTGCTGGTAACTCTGACGATGGCACAGAATTTACCACTGGTAGGACTACTAATGGCACAGCAGGTTCTGGTGGTGCATATGTTCAATTTGCATTTGGTGCAAACGATAACACTCCTGGTACTTTGTATTTCTATGATGGTGGCACTGGCACTGCCGCTAATGCAAACTATGGTGGAAATGATCGTTACATTCAAACTAGTGACGTAGTTCAATATAGTGAGATCTATGTCTATGACATTGAAGGCACTTGGACAAACAGCAGCGATGGTTTCCTGAATGCTGGTATCACTTATACCGTAACAGCACAAACTGCAGGACCTTTTGGTATTGTTCGTTCTTTTACTGGAACTACACTGTACGTTTTGAAAGGTATTGGATCTGTCGATTTTGCAGGTACTAATACATTCCAAGATGTTCCTGCAAGTAATGAACAGTCCAGAACGCTAGCAACAGTTAGTAGTGTTACTGTTGCATCTGATGCACTTGAAGTTGAGAATTATCTTTCAAAAGATAAGACAAATGCTGCGAACAATGTCGATAGACTTACATCTCTCGTCATTGGACCTGGTGAAAGACTAGTTGTTGAAAGTGCAACTCAAAATAATATCTTCAGTCTAGTTGGATTTCAAGATGCTTCTACAGCATTGACAACTAGAGTCTTCGGTTCCTAATAAATAATCAAAAAAGCAGCGTAAGCAATGTCCCTTACTAGACTTAAGAATATTATTACGTCCAGAACTGGGCGTATTATATATGTTAACCCAGACGATTTTGATGCTTCTGATGCGATTGACAACAGAGGCAACTCTGCGTTGCGTCCGTTTAAGTCTATTCAAAGAGCATTTCTGGAAGTAGCAAGATTCTCCTATCGAGTTGGTTTATCAAATGACGAATTTGATGCCTTCTCGATCATGTTATATCCAGCAGAATATGTTGTTGATAATAGACCTGGTGATGTTCTCTATACTAATGTTGCTCCTCTTGATGAGAACTCAAACCTTGACTTGACTTCTCCTAATAATGTTCTGTATAAGTATAATTCAGTTGAAGGTGGTATCATCGTTCCTAGAGGTTGTTCTCTAGTTGGTACAGATCTTCGTCGTACAAAGATTATTCCTAAGTACGTTCCATATCCTACAACTCTTGCATCCAAAGGTATTAATACCGAATCTCAAGTACCTCCTCGTACTGCAATTTTTAAAGTTACTGGTGGAACATACTTCTGGCAGTTCTCTTTCTTTGATGGTGCTGAGGAAGGTGTATATTACAAACCCGATAGCACAGATACCTTAGCGCCTAAGTTCTCACACCATAGACTAACTTGTTTTGAGTTTGCTGATGGTGTTAATACTCTTTCAACTTTAATTAGTGGCGCAACAGTCCCTAACGCAGATTATTCTGCAGTTCCTAATATTCTTGAAAGAACAGATTTAGAAATTTATTATCAGAAAGTATCGAAAGCATTTGCTACAATTCCTGATACTTCTGGAGATCCTGCAACTGACCAAATTCAGTTAAGAGTAGAAGAAAATAGAATTGTTGGTCCTATTTCTGATGAATATAGAGTCCTTCAGGTCACAAGAAATGGTCAGACAGCAACAGCAGTTACTGTTGATGAGTTTGATAACCCTAGAGATCATGGATTCTCTGTTGGTGTTAACATCAACGTTAGTGGTGTTTCTGGATCAACTGGACCGCAATCAGAACTTGATGCTGGAATTTACAACGGATCTTTTACAGTCACATCAGCATCTGGTAACGTCTTTACTTACCAAATGCAAGGAGAACCATCAGGAAATGCTGTAGGTTCAAATATTACAGTTAAGACTGAGATTGATACTGTTGACTCTGCATCACCATATGCGTTTAACCTGTCACTGAGATCAGTGTGGGGTATGAATGGAATGCATGCTAATGGTAGCAAAGCAACTGGTTTCAAATCAATGGTTGTTGCTCAATTCACTGGTTTGAGTCTTCAAAAAGATGATAGAGCATTCGTAAGATATAATGCTTCTACTGGTAATTATGACAACGCAACTGCTGGTGATGGTGCTCACTTAGATGGTTTTGCTGAGTATCGTAAAGGTTGGGCACATGAGCACATTAAGTGTAGTAATGACTCCTTTGTACAGGCAGTTTCGGTGTTTGCTGTTGGATATGGCACACACTTTACTGCACTGAGTGGGGGTGATATGAGTATCACAAACTCAAACTCCAACTTCGGTAACACTGCTTTAAGAGCAGCAGGATTCAAAGCAAAATCCTTCTCTAAAGATAAAGCAGGTGCATTAACACATATTATTCCACCCAAATCATTAAACGTTATTTCTACCACTGCAACTGGTACGAATGCTGCATCCTCAATTACTCTTGCTAATGATGGTAACATCAATGGTGTTATTGAAGGCATGACAGTTAGTGGTACTGGCATTGGTGCTGGTGCTATCGTGGGAACTGTCAATACAAACACTAGAGTTGTTACTTTAACAGCAGCAAATACTTCTACAGTTAGCGGTAATGTCATCTTCGGTGAAGAAACATCTGTCAATTGGGTGAACGTTGATATTCAAAGAACAAAAGTAATTAACGCAGCACTTGCTGGACAAGGAGGAACACCTGGCACAAGATTATATCTCTACGGATACACAGTTGAAGCAAGTCCGCCTACGACAAGAGTTCAAGGTTACACCGTTGGTGCACGTCAAGATGGCACGGGCGGTAGTGCTATTCCCGATAAGATCAACTGCTTATTAGTAGCAAACGGTGCATCAACTGCAACTGTTCAAACTGCTAAAATTTCACCTTATGGTCCTTCTGTATCTGGTAAAGCAGCAGGTACGACTGGATCACCTATTCAATTTGATAGCACAACATATACAATCAATGGTGTTGCTGGTTCTATTGGTGGTTGGTATCTCGCTGTAGATTCCACTGACAATGCAATCTATACATCACTATCTACTAATACACAATACAATACAGTTAATTTCACTCCTACTACTTTCCTTAAGAGAATACCTGATCCTCGTGACTTGCAAGATAGAACATATCGTGTTCGTTATGTAATTGACAAGGATAAGACCAATCCTCTGCCTCGTGATCCTATTAGTGGTTATGTAATGCAACCGCTGAATAGTGACACAACATCGTATAGTTTGAATAAAGCATTCTACATTTACGATATTGAGATTGTTCAAAAATTTGAGAGAGGTGTTGCCGATGGAATCTACTATCTTACCCTGCTATGTGCATCTATTGCACCTACAACTTCTAACTTTAATGACAGGAAGTTCAGTCAAAACGTCAACGAAGTCTATCCTACGTTTGACAGAGACAACCCTGTTGCTGACCCTGCTGCTTCGGTATCCGTCGCTGACAACGAAACTATCGGTCTTGTAAATTCTACTGATGGTGCATCACCAACTCCTGCACTTGATCCTAAACGTTCTATTACTAAGGAAGCAGTTGAATTTATTCTTAGTGACACTGGTTGGACACAACCAGGAACAACACCTAACTACGATAGTGTTAACGAGCGTCTTAGTAACGTTGAATTAACTGCTCGTCAGGGTGATGAAGAGACCAGAAAGATTAATATCAGACAGAATACTGATGGTACAGTAGCACCTATTGCTGTTGAATTTAGACGCCACTCAATTATGAGATCTGGTAACCATACTTTTGAGTATCTTGGTTTCGGTCCTGGTAACTATTCAACTGCATTCCCTCAGACTCAAGTAGAGACGCTATCTACTGATCAGATTAAGTTCTCTCAGTCTATTAAAGAAGAAGGTGGTGTTGCATTCTACTCTGGTCTTAACTCTAATGGTGACCTATTCATTGGTAACCAGATCATTAACCCAGTTACAGGTCAGATCACTAACGAAGATATTGCACAACTGAATGTTATTGGTGAAGAGAATACAACAATTGAGACTTTCTCTGAGTTGGTTCTTACTGATAAACTCACTGTTATTGGTGGTGCATCTAACCAGTTAGAATCAATCTTTGCTGGTCCTGTTACATTCCAAGGACTGACTACATTCACAAACAATATTCAAGCAAGAAAGATTTCTTATTACAACCAAGATGGTACTGTAATCAAGCAAACTTTACTTGCACCTGAAGATGCAAACGGACTACCTAGTTTTGCTAATATCACAGGATATGATACTCCTGCTGATGGTGATCTTGTTTATAATATCAACTGGTCACCTGGTAAATCTTTAGGTTGGATTTACTACAATGGAGCATGGAAAGAGTTTGGTCTTACTGACACTGGTGACATTAATATTAGTTCCTACAATAGTAGCACAATCATCGGTATTGGCACTGCTCCTAATAACAGTTTCAGAGTCAATGTAGATGGTGGTGTAAGAGTTGATGGTGACTTAGTTGTTACTGGAAAGGGTGGAGTTGGTGCTGATAAGTATATTACTAGAACCTACACTGGTGATGGTTCAACACTAACATTTGCTGTTACTACATCTAC